CTTTTTACGGAGGAAAACATCATGAAAATGCCAAATGGATACGGCTCAGTCGTGAAACTCTCTGGGAAAAGGAGGCGGCCTTATGCCGTCAGAACATCCGATATAACGGAATATGTTAACGTTTACCTTGAAGAAGTTCCGGCAGCTGATATTTTAAGAGAATTGAAGCGCCTTGGCTTTCAATGGATTTCAAAGAAGAGTCATTGGTCGGCCATGTCAACTGATCGGACGCGTGAATATGCCGCTTATCTCAAAGAAGAATATTCCATCGAGACCGATGCAGAATTTCGCCAGACCTATAAATTTCATGGTTATTTCGAGAAACCGGAACTTGCCTACTCGCTCCTGTCCGAATTAAATAACGGAAATGTCATTGAAGAACACAGGAGATTTACTGACAGCCCCACATTCGCCGAAATGTATAGTAAATGGTCAAAATATAAGAAAAGTCTCAAAAAGAAGCTCTCGGATGAAACATGGCGCAATTATGATATTGCCTACAATCATTTTGGCGCACTTCACGGAAAGAAATTCATTGCCATACGGACTTCAGATATCCAGGAAGTCTTAAACAGTTATAACCATAAATCCGCTTCTACCATTGGCAATATGAGGTCGATAATAAAACAGCTATACTCATATGCCCTCATGAATAACTACGTTGACACTGATATGACGAAATTCCTTATATACGAGTGGACTGACGCAGATACGGAAATACATTCACCATATACCGCCGAGGAAATCGGCAAGCTATGGAATAATCTGTATGAGATCAACAACGTCGATATCCTGCTGATCTACATCTATACCGGTATGCGCCCTACGGAACTTCTTAATATCCTTGTGGAGAACGTGCACCTCGAAGAACAGTATATGGTCGGCGGTATGAAAACAGAGGCCGGAATAGACCGGATCATCCCGATAGCTGACAAAATACTGCCCCTTGTAAAGAATAGATACAACAAGGACCGGAAATACCTGATAAACAACAAATACGGCAACCATTACACTTACGGAACATATGTCAGCGCCAACTTCAACACCGTCATGAACCGTCTCAATATGCAACATATCCCCCACGACAGCCGGCACACATTTGCTACACTCATGGATAAAGCAGGGGCAAATGATGTATGCACCAAACTCATCATGGGGCATTCACTTAGGAATGACGTTACAAAGGGTGTCTACACGCACAAATCCATAGCAGATTTGCTCTGTGAGGTCAATAAGATATAAATATGCGAAACGGGGGCAAATCGTCCAAAATGGCTTTCTGTGAAGTGAATATTTATACGGTAAAGATGAATAATATCGTGTCTATTATACATTTTGCTTTGTCTATTACGCGTCTATTACTTGTCTATTACTTGTCTATTACTATCTCATATTAACTCGTTTTATCTCGTATTTATAATTTTTCAGAAAAAGAAAAACCCCAGAACCAAGCGATTCTGGGGTTCGTTTTTGTGATTAGCATACACCCTGTGCTATCATAGCCTTATCATACGTTTGCAGTAAACACGGTACTTTCAATGCATTTTGTCTATTATGCGCCTATTACTAAGTGCTATCTAACTTAATTTATCTCGCTTTTTCTGTGCTTTTACCTGCAATATTTATTCCGCTGCCACTTCAGGTTTTGCATTCATTTCCTCGGCAATCTTCATGGCCCTGACAGCCGCATCGTTCAACTCTCTGATCTGTTCATCTGTCAGTGATATATTCTTGGAAATCAGAAATTCTTTTATCTTCTCGGTAACGATCGCTCTACGTTCCGGTCCCGTCTTATCATCCCCGTACCGTTCCTGTATCGCATACACGAGCTTGGATATCTCACGTTCTACCCGGGAATATCTGATATCCCCTAACTGTTCCTTTATCCAAGGAATAAGATATCTGCTCATTACCAAGAATACCACCATAACTACGAGCTTTACAACCTCAAAAATAATGTCTTCCATATATGCGTCCTCCTTATCCTACGCTATCATCATCCGTCTCACCTAACAGGGAGTCGGTTGCGCCCAAATATGTGTACTTCTTTCCTGCCGTATCGACTATCGTGCTGCTTATCGGGACTGAAAACATCAGCTTGTTCTTCTCGAATATGTTCATGATCGTGTTGGTGGCAAGATATGTGAGCACCGGGGCCACTATTTCCCTCACGATAGTTGACGAAACATCGACCACAGGATCCATGCCTATAAACGCAAGGACATATGACAGTGTGGTGAGTATCATCCCATGCGACATAACGGCCGCTACTATGAATTTCGAGAACGTATTGAGTGATATATGCCTGTTCTTCCCTTTATTGATCTTTTTAATAAGAAGAAACACCACCAGAAAGCAGGCTGCAAAGCCAACTGTAAACGCTATTATCAGCTTCCACCACATATACACATCCCTCCTTATAAGAAATCATTATCAATGCAGCACTTTTCATAGCAGCGCTTAACATTCCTAATTGCCATAACGGCCTTATCATTCCTGAAATGCTTATGATCTTCGCAGTAATCCTCGTAATAGGTTATATCGTCAAGCGTCTGATCGAAGCTCTCTTTACTATGCCTTGGGTAGTTAGAGCCTTCCTTGCCGCTCATAAGCAGTTCATCATTAAATCGCAGGATCCTGATTCGCGCTGCAATAGCTTTGTCCTCTAACCATTCATCCCGTCCTAACTTTTGCTGATCCGACACCTCTTGGATTGATTTTTCAAGGTCATCGACTTTATCGTACAATTCCTTATTGAGCGCACGTCCTACAGCTCTGGCTATCCATGATATAGGATTCAATTTGATCGGAGCTATCTGTACGAGAGATAATACCGCAATAAGTATTACGCTCCATTCTTTCGTACTCAGATTTATAATGTCTGTTATAGTCATACCTGCCATCCTTAGTATCCGCCCATAATAAGAGTTTCGCCGCTCACTCTTGGCGTTGATGCATTGCGAACATCATCCTGGGTCGCCAGTTGTACCACATTTGACGGTCCTTTGGCTACGCCAATATAATCTCTGTTATTATTATCTTTATCAAGAGCGACCACTATTTCACCGGCAACCAATTTTGATTTATCAAGATCGGCATAGTTGCCTCGCCTCATCTGTATTGCCATAGCTTATCCTCCCTTATGTGTAATTCAATACCACAGTGATATAGTTATATGTCAGCGGACACATATTTTTAAGCATCTCGGGGTATCTGATATATGCATCGTATGCACATGCGAAGTATTCTCGCTTATCCGATATGCCTTGAAATAATAGGATGCAGTTGTATCGTTCTGCCTGCCAGATATAATCAAATATGGGCTGCTCGCACCACCAGTACATATACATTCCATAATCACTCAGGGCGTGTCCGACCTCATGAGTTAGAGAAAACTCATATCCCTTCTTGATCCTGATGTCGATATACGGTGTAATTGTTGTCCCTGAGATCGGATACATCCGTGTATAAGCATATGTCTCATAAAGATCGGGACTCTCCCAATCCAGTTGGTCGACCACCTGAATATTTGTATTCTTCCTGACTAAATCCATCTGTACATTTGGCGGCTGATACTGCCAATTATACAAGAGGCTGTAATTTATTTCTGATGCTTTTGCGGTCTGAACACATACTATAATCAGGATCAATGTGGTTAGAATACCTATTTTTCTCTTCATATCTACCTCCTTAAGATATCGTTCCATTAAAACAAATGTAAGCAATTTCCCACGCTAATTTGTCTGTCGCTAAAGTTCCGAATGTAAAATCAGCTCTATCATTGATCTCATACCAAGATTCTCTGTAGGAGTATGTAAGATAATCGAGCCTAATGAAGTAGGAATAATAGGTCAGTCCGTTATAGGTTAAAGCAACAGCATTATTCGTCGTCCAGCTCGTTGATTGACCTTCCCTCGTTGTGCCCTGCATTAAATAGAACATGGTCTTTGAAACAAAGCGTATTTCCAGTCCCTGATTATTCTCTTTGGGTTGAACATGTATCAAAATACTTTCATCTGTACATATTGCTCCTCCGGCTGTTTTAGAAGCATAAAATCTGAAAAACGTATTATTCGGCAAGTATGTCAGATCAAACTCCGGTCTTGGCATCATATATTGGGTAAGAGCTGCGTACTCAATATAAGAGCTTTCTGCATGAGTGGCTATTTTGTAAGCGCGTCCCCCGATCAATTCTATTGTTTTTATCTGCATTAAGCATTCGGTAGGGTCTGCGGGATTAGGCATATACGTTGGCTTCGAGATCAAAAATCCTACATAATCGACGTAATTTGGCGTCGATATTCTGTCTCTATTTGGTTGTGCAAACCAATTAGTACCATTACCTACCTCTTCCATCGTAACTCGCCTTAATCCATTAGAAGAGGCTGTCATACATAAGAAATACATATTCGCCCATTTCTTTGTTTCCGCGATTTTGTCATCGCGCGAAATTATCCTCCAGCCGGTGATATTTCTTATGCGATGGACGGGAATAAAAAAACCGATCATGTTATGATTGAGCGTATTCCCCTGTTCTATAATGCTGGATAAAACAAACGGATCGCTGTTTGAATTATTTGGGTCTTTCAATATACATTTATTCGTAAAGAAACTTGATACTACATCGGTCATATTGTAAGCAGATTGAGTTCCGTTCCAAGAAGTAACTGACCTTACAAATTCTTCAAAGTCAACACCAAATGGAGTGTATTTAAGTTGACCACCATAGAAAATTACATGATTAGCTTCTCCACTGCCATCCCAAAATAAACGAGCTTCACCATTTACATTAGCGTAGGCTTTTACTACCCTTCGAGCTTCACCATTTACATTGACATACCAGGTTTTTACTTTTCTTGCTTCTCCATTTACATTTACAAAGAAATTTTTAGCCATATTTACTCCGTAACTATATAGAATTTTACATCAACATCAAGCGGTGTGCCTGGAGATATATCTGCACCAATTACAAAAGCACTTTCCCACATTGCTTCATCCCATATATTATGACCTCGCAAATCTTTATAATGCCTTGAAATTATGGGTCTATAATAATCTACACTTTGACCAGATTGAGGGTCAATTCCGCTATATCCATGTCTTGTAGAAAAATCAAAACCAACTCTTGTACCTTCTGAAACAGTTTCATTGTTTCTAATATAGACTGCGAAGCCTTCACCTGGACTATTTGCCCATATACTTCCATAATTTGAATCATCTTCATGGTCAGTAATTGTAATATCTATCTTATCTTCAGCATGAATTTCTTTATTTCCTGTTATAATCTTAACGATCGATTTAAGAGGGAGTAGCTTGCGCGCCAACGCGGCACAGGGCGTCATACCGGCGAAAGCCCGCCCGTGCCTTAATTAGCGAGACTCTTATTGCC